AATGATATATTGTTCTTAGCAAATTCTACTGAAGAGCAGACTGGAACATTTTCATTCAATCCAGGAACAACTGGAGCAGTTGGAACATTTTCAACAGTCCAAACTGGTGCGGATCCAATAGAAGATTGGACTTATCAGGAAGATTGGAACCTTGACACATTAACTGGTGTTGGTGGAACGACCAATCCCTCCGGAGTTACATTAGACACCAGTAAACTAAATGTATTCCAAATTAATTATCGTTGGTTGGGTGCTGGTGAGCAAAGGTATGCAATAGAAAATCCAATTAATGGAGATATGATTTTCTTCCATCATGCTCATTATTCAAATAAGTATAATACTCCATGGGTAGCAAATCCATCATTCAAACTTGGATATGTTGCAGCAAACTTAAGTGGTGTTGGAATTGCGTCCACTGCGAGTGCTTGTGGTGCTTCTATGATGATGGGAGTAGAAGGTAAGATTATTTCAAATTCTTATACAAGTTCTACATCTAAAAATACTGCTGGATTATCTGCAAATAACTTACATCATCTGATATCGGTAAAAAATCCAATCACAAATAATGGAGTTATCAATGCCAGAGAGATAATTCTTAAAGGATTAACATCGGCAATTGATACCGGTGTTGCTACTGCAGAAATTTTACTATTCCTAGATGCTCCACTTGCTACAGGAGCACATATCTTCAAATCACAACCAGGCGGCAATTCGATTGCTCTTGTATGTAAAGAAACTGGAACAATAAGTGAATCATCAAATACTCCTATTGCAACCTATGTAATTGCACAAGATGGTTCTATCAATCTAGATTTGACCGATTATAGAATTGTTATTTCTCCTGGAAGTATTATTACAGTTGCTATTAAGTCTTCAGCATCATTAAATAGAACAGACACTTCTTTAATTTGGGAAGTAGATTAAAAAAGGAGTTTCGTTATGAGTGAAGTTTATCTTGGTAATCCGTTATTAAAAAAAGCAAATACTGCGATTGAGTTTACTGAAGAGCAGGTTATCGAATTTCTTAAGTGTAGGGAAGACCCAATCTACTTTGCCAATAATTATGTAAAGATTGTTTCTCTTGATGAGGGTTTGACTCAGTTTCACCCATATCATTTCCAAGAGAAACTGATTGAAAACTTTCATAATCACAGATTTAACATCTGTAAGATGCCACGACAGACTGGTAAGTCTACAACATGTGTGTCATATCTTCTCCACTATCTTATCTTCAATGATAGTGTAAACATCGGTATTCTGGCAAACAAGGCAGCAACCGCAAGAGAATTGTTAGGAAGGTTAGCAACTGCTTATGAAAACTTGCCTAAATGGATGCAGCAGGGTATTATATCCTGGAATAAAGGTTCTATCGAATTAGAAAATGGCAGTAAGATATTGGCAGCTTCTACGTCTGCGAGTGCTGTCAGAGGTATGTCGTTCAACATCCTCTTTCTCGACGAATTCGCATTCGTCCCAAATCACGTTGCTGACTCGTTCTTTGCATCTGTTTATCCTACTATTACTTCTGGTAAAAACACCAAAGTAATTATCGTGTCTACCCCACACGGTATGAATCATTTCTACCGTATGTGGCATGATGCAGAAAAGAAGAAGAATGAATATATTCCTACAGAAGTCCATTGGTCTGAAGTTCCTGGTAGAGATATTGTCTGGAAAGAGCAGACCATTGCTAACACTTCCGAACAGCAGTTTAAAGTTGAGTTTGAATGTTTAAGTGGTGATACGACAATTGAAATTTTAGATGTAGATGGCATTCCTCAAAAAATTTCTATGGAGGATTTGTATCAACGATTGTGAGTTTTTTGGATTATAAATAATAATAAAAATGTATTATATTTACTTTCTTAAAGATTCAAACGGCAAAGTTAAATATGTTGGACAAACTCAAAACTTAAATGCTAGAAAAAGAGAACATAAAAGAAATAAACCACCACATACTTTTGAAATAAACGAGCAAATAAATCTTCCAGAAAAAGCAAAGGAAAAAGAAATCTTTTACATAGAAAAATTTGATACTTTTAAAAATGGATGGAACAAGTCCACAGGTGGGGAAGGATTCGATAATTATGAAAGAATGGGTATTGGGGGAGTTAAGAAAGGTAATATTCCTTGGAATAAGGGTATAAAAAATTGTTTTTCGGAAGAAACAATAGAGAAAATGAGTATGTCCAGAAAAGGTAGAGTTTTTAGTAGAAAAATTAATGATGATGAGATAAGAGAAATAAGAAAACTATATAATGAAAAACCAGATTTGCAAAATGTTGGAATGATTATGAAAAATGGTAAAAAAATGTCGTATGTTCAGGCATTTTGTAAAAAATATGCCAAAGAATATGATTTAACACCTCAAGGAATGAAAAAGATTGTTCTAAACGAGTGTTGGAAAAATGTTTAAACTTAATAAAAATATTGAAGTAAAAACTCCCGATGGATTTAAATCTTTTTCAGGAATTCAAAAAGTTTATAAACCTTTTTATCATTGGATAATATTTGATGATGGATCGGAAATAAAGTGTTCCGATAATCATTCTTTTGGAAAAGAAAAAATTAAAGCATCAACAATCAAAGTTGATGATTTGCTGCAGGGGAAAAAAGTAGTATATAATGAAATAGTAGAAGAGGGAATATATCTTTATGATTTACTTGATGTTGGTGAAGATAATCTTTATTATTCAAATAATTTAGTATCACACAATTGTGAGTTCTTAGGATCGGTTAATACTCTTATTAATCCAGCAAAACTTAAGATGTTGGTTTATGAAGATCCTATTAAAAAGAATGCAGGGTTGGATATTTACGAAGAACCAAAACAAGAGCACAATTATCTGATTACTGTAGACGTTGCTCGTGGATTGGGTAATGATTATTCTGCATTTATTATTTTTGATATTACAGAATTTCCTTATAAAGTTGTAGGCAAATATCGCAATAATGAAGTTAAACCAATGTTATTTCCAAATATTATTTTGGATGTAGCAAAGGCATATAATCAATCTTGGTTATTGATTGAGGTGAATGATATTGGAGATCAAGTAGCAAGTATTCTTCAGTATGATTTGGAATATGAAAATATTCTTATGTGTGCTATGAGGGGGAGAAATGGACAAGTTGTTGGATCTGGATTTAGTGGAAAGAAATCCCAACTTGGAGTTAGGACAACATCTTCTGTTAAAAAATTGGGATGTTCTAATTTAAAGACACTTATTGAGGACGATAAGTTAATTGCATCCGACTATGAAATCATATCAGAGTTGACAACTTTTGCTCAAAAAGGAAATTCGTTTGAAGCAGAAGAAGGATGCAATGATGACCTTGCAATGTGTCTTGTAATATTCTCTTGGTTAGTTGCACAAGATTATTTTAAGGAGATGACAGAAAATGATGTCCGAAAAAGAATTTATGAAGAACAAAAAAATCAAATTGAGCAGGACATGGCACCTTTTGGATTTATTTCCGATGGTTTAGATAGTGGAGAAAGTTTTGTAGATGCGAATGGGGATAGATGGCATACTGATGAGTATGGAGATCGTTCATATATGTGGGATTATATGTAATGTCTTTTGATGATGAGATAGAACTAGAACATTTATTATTTTTTGATCGTAAGTGTAGAGTTTGTGGAAGAGTTAAAAATCTTATAGAAGATTACTATCTCACAAGAAAAGATAGAAAGACTTTACCATCAGCATATTCTTATGAATGTAAGGAGTGTACTATAGAGAGAGTAAAAAAAGGAAAAAAATATCAATCTAATTGGGAATATCCTGATTGGTAAATATTCACGCACTGTTTCCCCATTAGAAATACCCCTTTTCATAAATATTTTTAGATAAATTTGGCTGCGAGGGAAAAACAAGATGCCACTAAATTTAGCATCTCCTGGTATTGTAGTAAGGGAAGTAGACCTAACTGTCGGTAGAGTTGATCCAACTTCTACTAGCATTGGTGCGATTGTTTCACCTTTCGCACAAGGTCCTGTAGAAGTTCCTACAATAGTCGGGAGCGAAAAGGACTTACTAGAAGTCTTCGGAAGACCATATGGAACAGATAAGCACTATGAGCACTGGCTCACTGCTTCTTCTTTCTTAGCATATGGTGGATCACTTAGTGTTGTAAGAGCAGATGATGATGGTCTTATAAATGCAATGGTTGGTGCTGCTGCTAGCATTAAAATCAAAAGTTTAGATCATTATGAAGAACTTGGATATGATGAAAATACGATTACTGATGTAGTAGTTGCCGCAAGAAATCCTGGTTTATGGGCAAATGGATTGAGAGTTGGTATTATTGATGCTAAGGCAGATCAAATACTTAGTGTTGGTTCTACTGCTGGATTAAGTGTTGGTCTTGGAGTTTCTCAATCTGTTCCTGCAGGAACAGTTATTGCAGGAGCAGGAAATACATCTACCTTAGATGGATACTTTAAAGGAATTATTACAGGAGTTGGTACTGATACTATTGATGTAAAATTTGTATCTCATGTATCTTCTGCTGGAACTGAAACATCTAGAGATTATCAATATAGTGGAAATTACGCATTTTCTGCTGGAGAGGTAACTACTTTTGTTGGAGCTGGTGCAGGATCAACATCAGCAAATGTTACTAGAGGAGCATTAGGTAGCACTGCTGCAACAGCATCTTCTGGAGACTCTATAGATGCATATTTTCTAGAATCAACACCAACTCTCGATCAGGTTGGTGGAACTCCTTTACTCAGTGGTTCTACAACTATTGGTATTGCTACCGCAAATTTAGAAGTAGGATCAGGGAAGTTTTTAGTTATTGGAAATGAAATTATTTCTCTCAGTGGTGCTTCTATTGGTGTTGGTCAAATCACTGGAGTAACTAGAGGTCAGGAAGGAACATCTGATGTGGAGCACTCTGATGGTGCCCCAGTTAAATTTGTCACAAAAACTGCCGGTATTGCAACTCTTACTTCAGACATTACTCAGACTTCAACAAATGTTGGATTAACAACAACTGCATCCGGTCTTGGAACTGATAGAGTTAATGCTGGTGGATTCTTAAAAGTTGGATCTGAGTTTGTATCTGTTACCACATTTCTTGATGGAGGATCATCAGTACAGACTCCAACGGCTGCTATTGACTGGTTTGATCAACAAGAACTCACATTAACTTCATCATCTAAAGTTAAGTGGAATCAAATTGCAGATCGTCCAGGAACTTCGGAGTATGCAGCAGCAAGAGGATCTAG